CGCTCTATTCCCTATATCCCAAACGTCACCCAGCGTGGCCGTAACTGGCCATGATTCGCCCCGACTGGAAACGATCACGCCCGACCATGCCGAAACGCGCGCCGATGAAATTGCTGGGTTCGCACAGGACGTACTAGGCATTGAGTTATTACCGTGGCAGTACCGCGTAGCCTCTGGGTTTACGGCTATGGACGAGGCCGGCGATTACTTGCGTCGTATTGGTTATTGTTCGGTAGCGCGCCAGAACGGTAAAAGCCAATTAATGGCCGCATGCCTAGGTCATTTTTTAACGGTTGAGGCCCCGCGTAGGGGTACGCCCCAGGTGGTTATTTCGGTAGCGCATAAATTGGACCTGGCCGTTTCTATGTTTAAGTATTTGGCCCCGTTATTGGAAGTTCGCTACGGGGCTAAGGTTTCATGGTCCTACGGGCGTAACGAGTTAGAAATTCACGTACCTAATCCAGAGACTGGCCAAATGACAGGGCCCCATAGGTGGCTAGTTCGTGCGGCGACACCCCAGGCGGGCCACGGTTACAGCGCCGATCTAATTTTACTTGACGAGATCTGGAGCATTTCCGAAGCGGCGATAGACGAGGGACTACTTCCGACACAACGCGCCCGTAAGAACCCGCTATGTCTAATGTTCTCCACCGCTGGTACCGAAGCCAGTACGGCTATGATCCGTTGGCGATCACAAGGCCTACGTCAAATAGACGCCGGCGATATTGGCCCTATGTATTTCGCGGAATGGTCACCGCCTAGTTCCGTGGACCCTATGACCGTTGAGGCCTGGCAATATGGAAACCCCAGTATGGGTTATTTCCTACCTGTCTCCGTTTTGGAAGCAGAGGCTAAAGCACCAAACCGCCAGGCTTTCCTACGATCCAGCGTAAACCTATTTACGTCCACCGCTAACGGGTGGTTAGAACCTGGCATATTCGCCGGCTGTCACACGTACGACGATCTACCGCCAGGCGGAGTTTTAAGCGTAGACAGTTCTACCGATTCGGCGCATTACGTAGGGGTTCGCGCTGTGCAAATGGGCGACAAAGTAGCGGTAACCGTTGAATTTCAGGTAGACAATTTGGCCGCATGTTGGAAGAATATTGAGACGCTACTAACAAACCAAAAAACGCTATTTCTGTCTATTCCCCCGTCGTTAGAAATGTCTTGCCCGCAGAAATGGGAACGCCGGCGAAATATTGTAGGGTTCCGCGAATTAGGCAAATGGACGCAGTACGTCCGATCGCTTATCACTGAGGGCCGGCTTGTTCATACTGGCGAGGTAACACTTACCGAACACGTAGAGCGCGCCGTCGCGGTAAAGGTGCAGTCTTCGTTTAGTCTTTCGTCGGCTCGTTCGCCTGGGCCTATTGAATTGGCCCGCTGTATGGTTTTCGCCGCCGCGCAGGCGTCGCGTACAGTTAGCAATAGGAAACCCGCGCTAGTTGTGATCTAGCACTAGCATTAGTTCGCGCTAGCGGTGGGCAGTTCGTCGGGGACAGGTCCGCCGCTAGCGTTCCCCCATTACGCCGTTGTTGTGCCCTACACTCTCGCTATGGCTCTATTCTCGCGTAATAAAACCGCCGCTATGGCTACTTCAATGGAACCACCCGTTAAGGCCGCAGTGGGATATAACGCGGGCGTTAGCCAGATTGGATTTTTTCCAGCGTATATCGACGGGGACGCACGGGCACGTGCTATGGCCGTTCCGACGATCTCAAGGGCGCGCGATCTTATTGCGTCTATGTTCGCTTGTCTGCCCGTTCAGTTTTACCGTGAACAATGGAACGGTGAAGAAATGGAACCGTACGAAATTGCCCCGCGCGCTTGGGGCCGTCGTATGGACCCAACAGTTACTAACAATTTCCTTATGGCGTGGACGTTTGACGATCTTTTTTTTACGGGTCGTTGCTTCTGGCACGTTCAGTCCAGGACGACCGACGGCTTTCCAGCGTCATTTACACGCCTGCCCGCCGCCATGGTTACAACAATGGACCAGGCGGGGCCTGTATGGTTTGGCCCATCTAACGAAATTCTTTTTAACGGATTACCCGTGGATTCGCGCGACGTAATCCAATTCATTAGCCCTATCCAAGGCATGCTATACACGTCTGCCCGTACCATTTCTACGGCATTAGCGTTAGAAAATTCAGTAGAGCGAAACGCTAGATCGGCCATACCGGCGGGCGTATTGCGCCAAGTTGGAGGCGAACCGTTAAGCCCTGCCGAACTAGGCGAAATGGCCCACGCATTCAACGAGGCCCGCATGACTAACCAGACGGCGGCGTTAAACGAATTCTTAACGTACGAGGCCACCACGGCGACACCAGATAAAATGCTATTAGTAGATTCTCGCCAGTTCCAGGCGCTTGAATTGGCGCGCGTCGCTAATATCCCGCCGTATCTTGCCGGTATCGCCGTAGGCGGATACCAATACCAGAACGCCGAACAGGCTAAGCAGGACCTCTACCTATTTGCGGCAAAAAACTTTATTCAATGTTGGAATGAGACAATGAGCGCCGACAACGTACTACCGCGCGGAACATTCGTACGCCTAGACGTCACTAGTTACCTGGAAGAACTAAAAGTCGGAGAAGGAACGCTAGAAATTCGCGACGATATCCAGACACCCGCCCCACGATCACAGAACCCAACCAATAACGAAATGGAAAACGACTAATGGAACTATTACGTTTTAACCCTCACCCCGTCACCATTGACGCAATGGCCGGCGACGAAACCCCTAGGCGTACGATCATGGGGCTAGCGGCGCCATATGGCGAAGAGGCTGTAACCATGGACGGCACCCGCGTAAAATTCGCGCCTGGATCACTTCCCACGGACGGACGGGCGCCCAAATTGCTCCAGTACCACGACACCAGCCGACCTATTGGCCTCGTTACCGAACGCGTAGAGGTATTGACTGGCGACGCGCCAGGTATGTATTTCGCCGCTCGTATTAGTGACGTTCCAGAGGGAACCGCCGCGCTTACTCTCGCCATTGACGGCGTACTAGACGGGGTTAGTGTTGGCGTCGTACCTACCGAATACAAATACGACGACAATGGAACAATGATCGTTACGGCAAGTACCTGGAACGAGTTGTCTATGGTCCCAATGCCAGCGTTTGATTCCTCGCGTATCCACCAAATAGCCGCGCAAGCGGGTAATAATGAAGAACAGACGGAACCCGACGCCGTGGACCCAGAAGAAAACGAACCAGAGGAGAACCCAGAAATGGCCCAGAACGTTGAAACCCCAGAGCCTATTGAGGCTTCCACCCCCGTTACGCCACTCTGGGCCGCCGCCCGTGGTCATGCGCCTAAGTTGCCTAGCCCATCCGAATACATGGTTGCATATGCCGCAGGAACTACCGCGTTTGCCGAAATGAACGCGCGCATTTCCGCCGCCGCGCCAGACATCACCACCACCTCAACTCCAGGCATTTTGCCAGAGATCATCACCGGCAGTGTCTACGATTCGCTTAACCCGATCAGGCCTTTCGTTAGCGCCATCGGAACTCGCGCGATGCCCACAGCAGGCGCTACATTCCGCCGCCCGAAAATTGGTACCCGCCCAGTCGCTACACAGCAGAGCGCAGAACTTGCAACGCTTGATCCATCAACCGTCACCGTGACAAATACGGACGTGAGCAAACTGACATTCGGTACATACGTGGTGATGTCCGAACAAGATATTGACATGACGGACCCCGCGTCGTTGAATATTGTCCTTGAACAGTTGGCTATCGCCTACGGCCAGGCGACAGACAACTACGCAGTAGATCAACTCACCGCTGGTACTACACAGTCCGAAACCGTTGTAGACCTGTCAAGCCCTGCCGATTGGATTGAAGCAATTTACGGCGCCGCTTACCAGATTTCTAACGGGTCTAACTACTTGCCTACACACTGGGTAATGAATCCAATTACCTGGGCGAAACTGGGAATGCTTGTAGACACCACAGGACGCCCAGTATTCCCAACAGTCGGACCAATGAACGCAAACGGCACACAGTCCGCTAACTCATGGAATGGTAACCCTCTGGGCCTTACTCTTGTCGTTGATAAGAACATGGCCGGCGGAACTGGCGCAGGTGGCCTACAGGGCATTATCGGACACGCCGCAGGCGCAGGCGCAGGCTTTGAGTTTTATGAACAGCAACGCGGAGCCGTAACTGTACAGCGCCCGTCTATTCTTGGTTTTGAGATTGCTTGGCGCGGCCTGGCGGCGGCGTACATGGCAGACGCCACAAAGTTCGTAAAACTCGTCAAGTCCTAAACCGAAAGGCGGGTAGCCGCTATGGCGGTTTATTCAATAACCCACCACCAAAGGTTAGATAACTACGTAGTAGTACAATTACTCACTGCGTCCGATATTGAGGTAGGCCAGTCCGTCACGCTTGCGGGCCTGGGCCACGGCATGAACGGGACACATACCGTCGTAGCCCTACCGGCCTACCTCTTTATTGGCGTTAGCGAAGAGGGCGATTTACGGACGGACCCCGCGTACATTATCCCTAACCAGGTAATGGTTTACGACGCCGGCGATGACTTGGAGCGTTCGGCGGTTATTCCTAACGGTACTTTGACCTATGCGCCTGTCTGCACGTGGATTACCGCTACAGACGTGGAGGATTGGCTAGGCATTGGGACAGCAACAGCGTTAGATCAGGCGTTTTTAACTCAATGCGCGGCGGCCAGTTCGCAGTTCTGTTATCGACGCAGAGCAGAGGCTAACTACTTTGACAGTTTGACGACTGCACCTAATAGCGCCGTAAAATTGGGGACTATCCAATATGCCGGCGCGCTTTATAGGTCCCGTGGTTCTATCGGGGATAGTTTTGCGTCATTTGACGGTATGGGAAATACCGCCTATACGGGCTTGTCTGCCATGGTTAAACAACTACTGGGGATTGACCGCCCAGGGTGTGCCTAATGGCCGTAGTTGCCTATACAGACCTATTTAACGAGTGTCTAGACGACCTCGCCGCGAAGATTGGCGCCATTACTGGCGTAACCGTCGTAACAGACCCGCGTAACCTTGCGCCGCCATGCGCTTTTATTGACGCCCCTACCTTTGAGGCGTTTAACGGCAACATCGTAAAAATGACTTTCCCCGTACGCATTATCACTTTGGGACCTGGCAACCTTGACGCCCAACGGTCACTAATGAACCTCACGTCGAAACTGTTAGGGGCGAACCTGGGCGTATTGTCGGGCCGTCCTACCGTCGCTATTTTGGGCGGTACAGAAATGCCCGCCTATGATCTGCAAATTTCTATGCAGGCCCAGACAAGTTAGGAACCCCGTGTTTATTATTCTTTCCGAACGCTTAGGTACTGTTGGGGCCTACTACGACGTCGAAGCCGCTAAAGCGCGCGGGTACGATATTCAGGCGCTTATTTGGGGCGGTTTCATCGCTGAAGTGTCCCCCACAAAAGAAACTAAGGCGACTAAAGTAACGCCTAAGACCAAAAAGAAAGAGGGTTAGCACGTGCCTACTTCAACAATTCTTAGCAACCCAGTAGTTACCGTTAACAGCGTTGACTTGTCGGACCAATGCACTAGCGCAACCTTTACAGAACGCTACGCAGAATTGACCGCTACAGCGTTCGGAGATACTGCTAACAAGTACGTCAAGGGCCTGGGCGATCATGAGGTAACACTTACCCTCTATATGTCTTACGCCGCTGCCGAAACATACGCAACACTCAAGGACCTGGTAGGCACCTCTACTACTGTCATTGTTAAGCCCAGTAACGCAGTAGATAGCGCAACTAACCCAGGGTTCACCCTTACCGGCGCATTCCTCGCAGAATTGCCCCACTCGTTCGCCATGGGAGAATTGTCTAGTATCGACGTGACGTTCCACGGGGGCGTCTATTCCGCCGATACAACTAACCCATAGGACCCGAAAGGCCCCGACATGAACATAACCCTACGCGTAACCCGCAACGGCGAAACCTACGACGTAACAACGAACCTTATGGTTACCGTTCTCTGGGAACGGAAATTTAAGGCCCGCGCGTCCGATCTCGCTACTGGCGTATCCATGGAAGCCCTGGCCTATATGGCGTTTGAGGCTTCCAAAATGAACTCAATAGTTACGCCTGTCGCGTTTGACGATTTCTTAAAGTCCGTTGAAAACCTAGAAGTGGTGGACAATGAACCCGCAAACCCTACCCAGCCGGCACCTATCGCCGGCAACTAGCCGAACTACTAGTAGCGGTTCACTACTGGCCGCCACAACTGCAATTTGATACGCGCGACATGGCAACAGTTATAGACGTTTTAGAGAAGCAGAGGCGCGAACATGCCCGTAACAGGTGATTTCCAGGTATTCGGTATTCAAGAAGCGTTAAAAGAAATTAACGACTTTGACAGGGTTTTTAGACGGCAAATTACTACCGATCTACAACAGGGCGCCGGTACTGAAATAGTCCAGCAGGCGCGCCAGTTCGTACCTACAGAGCCACCGCTTACAGGCATGGCCCGCGGTGCCATGATCAAAGGCCGAAACGACACGACGTTTAGCGTCCAACGTGTTAGCGCGGGAATTCGTACCCTGGTAGCGAAACGCGCCAGTAAAGAACGAACCGTTACTTTTACCCGTCCGCTATACCTTGACGGTAGAGTAATCCCAGGCGCATATAGCCAAACCGTAGATTTTAAGGCTCGCCCATTTGCCCTATTAACTGCCCAGCAAAAAGACGCCGCAGGCGCTCTATGGGATCATGCCGGCGTCAATGAACGTAGCCAATTCGTACAGAACCTAATTGCATACGGCCAACAGAGGGAGGGAGAGGCACCGCGCGCCTTGGCGAAAGGCGTAGGCGAGGCCATGCCCACGGTAGAGGTTGAAGTATCAAAGGTTCTAGACCGCGTAAGTGAGAAACTAAACAAGAACTTACGACTGGAGCAAACGCGCTAATGGCTATCAATATTCCAATTATCTCTAGCCTGGATACAAAAGGGTTTGATAAGGCTAAACGCGAATTCCAAAACCTGGAGGGCGTCGGGGCTAAAAGTGCTTACGCATTAAAAAAAGCCGCGCTACCTGCGGCGGCGGCCGTTGGCGCTCTAGGCGTCGCCGCATTTGATGCCGCTAAAGGCGCTATGGAAGATGCCGCCGCGCAAGCCCAATTAACCCAGACAATTAAAAAAAATACGACGGCTACAGACGCCCAAATTTTGGCTAACGAAAAATGGATAAGCACCCAGGGCAAATTATTAGGCGTAGCCGATGACGAACTACGCCCCGCCCTAGCGAAACTCGTAACGCAAACTGGATCAGTTACTAAAGCGCAAGAATTAGCGGCCCTATCTATGGACATAGCCGCCGCGACGGGTAAGCCTCTGGCCGCCGTCACGGACGCCGTAGCCCGCGCCGCAGGGGGTAACACTAAAGCCCTAGCCAAATTAGACCCGAAACTAAAAGGCCTGATTAAAGACGGTTTGGACGCAGAGGGCGCCATGAGCGTATTGGCGGACACTTTCGGAGGCGCCGCCACCACTAAAGCAAACACGGCACAAGGACAATTTCAACGCCTGCAACTATCGCTAGCCGAAACTAAAGAAACCATCGGCGCCGCCCTACTGCCAATTATTGAAAAAATACTGCCCGTACTTTCCACGTTCGGAAACTGGGCCAGTGAAAATACCCCACTATTCCTAACCCTCGCCGGCGTTATTGGTGGTATTGCCGCCGCCGTTTTAATTGTCAATGGTGCCATGGCCGCCTACGGTGCTATCACAACGGCTGTAACGGCTGTACAAACGGCTTTCAACGCGGTTATGGCTATGAACCCCGTAACGCTAGTCATTATTGCTGTGGTGGCTTTAGTCGCCGCTCTAGTAATTGCTTATAAGAAATTTGACGGGTTCCGTAACCTTGTTGACGGGGTGTTTAAGTTTTTAAAGACTGCCGTAGGCGTCTGGGTGGACGGCGTAAAACTGTATTTCGACGTTGTGTACGGCATTTTTAAAACATTGTTTAATGGCATAGCGTCATTGTGGAATAACACAATAGGCAAACTGTCCTTTAAGGCCCCGTCATGGGTGCCAGGAATCGGCGGTAAAGGTTTCGACGTACCAAATATCCCCATGCTCGCAGAGGGTGGCATAGTCACAAATGGCCCAATGCTTGCAATGATCGGCGAAAAGGGGCCGGAGGCCGTGGTGCCGTTGGATCGCTACAACGGCGGCGGCGGAAACGTGACTATTCACGTCAACGGCGGGGACCCCCAAGCCGTAGTAAATGCTCTACGCCGCTATATGCAGGTTAACGGTTCTGTTCCTATTCGGGTTACGGGCTAATGACCTACACAGCCCCAACGGTTAACTACAGCGCCACAAACAACGGCACCTACACAACGCTTACAGGTATCCAATCCGTAAGCATTAACAGAGGCCGCCAACGGTTTCAGGACCAGTTCCCCCAGTCAAATTGCACTATTGAACTGATCCCCGCAAACAGTTACGCATTACCCCTAGCAATAGGGCAATTTATAGACGTTAGAGACGCTAATAGTCCGTCTTCCCCATGTTATTTTGCGGGTCAAATAACAGACGTAACCAGGGATTACGAGATCCCCTATAACTCAATTAGTGGGGCGGCACCGGCTGACCGAATCACTATTACAGCCTCAGGCGGCACCGGCGCTATAGGTTCCGCGTTGCTTTCAAGTTATGCAATACCGTCTCAGGCTGTATCAGTCACCCTAGACAACCTGGTTACAAACGCAAACATAACCTACGTTGACGAAGAAACATTCGTACTAAATTCTGCACAAACTTTAGACGGCTCGCTACTCAACGCTGTAAACACGCTTTTACAAACAGCGCAAATGTTAATGGACGATCTAGACACGGAACGTACAGGTACTAAGCGCGGCCTCTTCATTTACAACAATAGCGCCAACCAGTTTTTAGGTTTGACGTACAGCGATACAACCTTTCAACGCTATAAAACGCTTCAGTTTGAATCATCGGCCCAGAATACGTTTAACTGGGTTGAGGTTGAGGCCGCGGGAATTTGGACGACAGTTACCGCTAAGGGTGCCGCGCCGTTTAACGCGTTGAAATACAACACTTTTAACGTCAATCAGGCGGACACGTCGAGCCTTTCAAACTACCTTTATGAGTTGCTTTCGGGCCAGTTAGCCCCAGTTCCGTTTTCCCTAGGAACGGACACTAACGCTTATGACGCTTGTATGTATGTAGCCCAGTTAGCAAACGCGGACGGCCAACGTCCGGCCATTGGTGAAATTGCTTCTATCACTTTTCGGGGTTCTACAGTATCGGCACAGGTTCAGGGTTTAAGCGCAAACTTTTACCCTGATTACGGTTCTGTCCAGTTGTATTTCTCGCCATCGTTGGGCACACCGTTTACACTTGATTCAAGTACGAATGGCGTACTAGACCAGAACAGATTGGGTTATCCATGACATTTCCAATATTCGCCGCCGGCGATGTTTTGCGGGCTACGGACATGAACGCTGTGGGCTTGTGGCTTGTCAAGTCGCAGACCATTGGAAGCGGGGTTTCTAGCGAAACCATTACTGGGGCATTTTCTTCCGATTACGACACCTACGTAATTGTTGTGTCAGGCGGTTCAGCATCAACTAACTCAACCATTAACTTTAGATGTGGAACTACATCGTCTGGGTACAGACTCAACTACCTCTACGCAAGTTACACATCATCTCCGCAAGCCTTTGGAAGCACATCGGAAAACGCAATCTTCTACACAGGATTCCAAAACACAACAGGCTTAAACGCTGTTATTACTGTGTCAAACCCGTTCTTGTCAGGGCCTACTTTGATAACTGGAGACGGTGGTTCTATTGGAAACTTTACAGGGCGTGTTCAAGGCCTTGAACCCAACAACACCTCGTTTACAAGTTTTACCCTTCTCAGCGGTAGCGGAACCATGACTGGCGCAACCGTTCGCGTTTACGGATACAAAAAGTAGGACAACATGACACGACCATTAATCGGAATAGACGGCGAAACCCGCGAAATGACCGAAGAGGAATACGCCGACCTTTTAGCAACAGGTTGGACACTTGAGGAGCGAGATGAAACGCCTACTCCTAACTCTTAGCCTTGTAGCCGTTCTTGCGTCATGCGCTGACCGTGTACGCGAAAACTGCAAAACCACTAAAGCCAACGGATTCTTAGAGAGGAAATGCCCGTGAAACTTGAAAAAAGATTAAACAATGAAGAAATTAAAGCGCGGCTAGTTTTTACTGTCGCCGTTTCTCTTTCGTTCGTTCTCATTGTGTCCGTCCTAGCCATGATCTATGGCGTCTTATTCGTCGTACAGCCGGTAGAGGCAAGCGAATTAGACCAGGAAATGGTAAGTATTCTCACATACGTACTGTCCACCCTTGCAGGCGCCCTAGTGGGCCTCGTGGCTGGTAACGGGTTGAAGAATCCACCTAAAGACCCACCAGCCGCGCCATGAGTAAGAACCGCCTATATACAGGCACTAAAGACGGCGCCGCAAAAGGCAAACGCCTAGGCACTGAAAAACTTGTAGAACTGTGTAAGAAACGGTGGGGGTTCTCGAACCTAGGTACCTGGGTAGTACGTGACATGCGGGGCAAGCCTGGCCAGTTATCAGTTCACGCCACAGGCCGCGCGGCAGACATTGGTTACGGCACAGGCAAGGACGCCCGCGCTAAAGCCATTGAGGCGTTTAACTGGTTACTGCAAAACGCCACGGCGTTAGGTATTGAAGAAATACACGACTACGCGTTCGGCAAATTTGGACGCGGCTACCGTTGCAGTAGAGCCAATAAAGACGGCGGCGTAATCGTTTATAAAGACCTTGCCAGTTCCGCCGGTACGCCAGGGGGTACTTGGCTACACGTAGAACTATCACCCGAAATGGCAGACGACGCCGCCAAATTTGAGGCCGCATGGCGCGCCATCCCTAAGCCCAGTAAGGCTTAGACCCGAAAGACTGGAACCGCCCTACGGGGTTCGTTAGGGTTTATGAACCCGACGAAAGGCCTACCTATGAGGCGTACAGCCATTTTACTATTACCCCTAGCCCTACTCACCCTATGGGCCTCGCCGGCGAAAGCCGTTACGCGTTCATGTCCCCAATATGAAGCACAGATAGCGCGTTATTTTCCGCGTGACGTTGTCAAGACGTTTAGCAGGATTGCCTGGCGCGAATCTCGCTGTAACCCTAAAAGCGTGTCGGCGGTTCGGCATACGGGCTACCCAGACGTAGGGTTCTTAATGATCCAGGGATCGTGGCGATCTGTTACCTACCGAATTTGCAAACCAAAACGCGACCATATAAAGGCCTTAACTAACCTTGATTGCAACCTACGCGTAGCGCGCTACCTATACAACAACGGCGGTTTAGGTCATTGGCGTGGCACGTCTGGAAAATGACACACCCTTTAAATACCTTGTGCTAGGTTACGACTAATCCACCCGACTATATGGAGGTCCCGACAATGTCCCACGATAACGAAACGCCCCGCGTTCCTATCCCGCTTAAAAGCCTCACACGCTTAGCAAACGACCTACGCGAACACGCATACAGGTACGCCCTAGACAACGGCCAACTATGCGCCGATCTACACCAGGCCGCAAACTACCTAGACGCGGTGGCAAACAATGAATAACGAACTAGACGCCCCATACGTTGGCGCTAGTGACACGTCACGCGCCCGCGCCGTACGGGAAGATCTCGCCGGCACCACCACGAAACGCCGCCAACAGATAACCGACATAATCGCCCACAGGGGGCCGTACGGCGCTACCTGGGCGGAACTGGCAGAGATTACAGGCCTGCACCATGGGCAGGTTTCAGGCGCATTATCAAAACTTCACGAAATGGGGCGAATCTTCCAGGTACGGGCAACGCGTAACGGGTGCCACCCATACGCCCATATTGACTTTAGGCACGAATTCGCCGGCGAGGAAGTTAACGACGAACCAGTTAAAACACGATCTACAGCGTTACGCGAGGCGTACGAGGAACTGGAAACCGCCGCCCACAATTTGTGTTATGGCCAGGCGTCTAACGCCGCCGCTAAATGGGACGCCCTACGAACTGCACTAAAGAAACTAGAAGAAATGAAACCCAATGACTGAGTACTTAAACGACAACATAGGACCCGAACAAATGGCCGCTATCTGTTGGCTTTACGCCACGGTTAAGAGCACGGACTGCAAATGTCATTTGTTTAAAGACAACCAGTACAAGGCCGTTACTGCATTGGCTAAACCAATGACAGAGTGCATACGTTGTACGTCATTACGAATGGCGCGTACCGCCTGGCCGTTTACCGTTGGCTTTATTGAGGCGGAACAATAATGGCGTTTGACCTTTCCGAATACGTCGACGTACGCCACCGTTTAGAACTAGCCTTACTTCAGTTTCCAGACTTACGCGTCGTAGAGGACCCGCCACAAATACGCCAACTAGGCGAACGGGTCTATATCGAATGCGGCGTAACTGTGTACCGATCACACGATGACCCGACGCCAGGACGCGCCTACTGTTGGGAAGTATGGCCAGGCCGTACGCCCTACACAAAAGACAGTGAACAACCCAACGGGGCCACGTCTGCACTAGGCCGCGCTCTGGGCTACATGGGGTTTGGCATTAAAGCCGGTCTAGCGTCCGCCAATGAAGTACGAACAGCACAAGGCAACAGCCACCCCAGCACAGAACCACCCCGCCGACCCGTCGCCGGCAATAACTCACGCCCCGCGTCCTCTAATGGCGGGGGAACCATTACAGGCCTTGCCAGTTCTAAGCAATTAGACCTAATCGCCACGATGAGAAAAGAACGAAACCTAGACGCCTGGGACGCCACAGATAAAACGTTTAACGACGCGTCCGACGAGATCACAAGGCTTAAAGGCGTACCGCGCTAATGGCTAAGGACATTCTCATAATGACCGCCGTCGTAGGCACGATCTACGGCGTACTGTTCTACCTTTTAACGTGACTGTGCTAACCGTTGGGAGCCTATTTAGCGGAATAGGCGGCCTAGACCTAGGACTAGAACGCGCCGGCATGCGCGTTATATGGCAGTCCGAAATAGACCCGTACGCCTCGCGCGTACTAAAGAAACATTGGCCAGAGGTGCCTAATCATGGAGATATTAAAAACATTGACTGGGGAGCAGTTGAACCACCCGACGTTATTTGCGGCGGATATCCTTGCCAACCATTCAGTCTTACCGGCGAAAGACAAGGCGAGGACGACCCGCGTCACTTATGGCCCTGGGTCCGAGATGCTATTAGCGTTCTTAGACCCCGTTACGCAATCCTGGAAAATGTACGAGGCCACCTGTCTCTTGGGGGAACTACCGTCGTTAGAGATCTTGCCGGTATCGGGTATAACGCGGAATGGGAAGTTATTAGCGCGGCCTCGCAAGGTGCCCCGCATCTTAGAGAACGCGTCTTTATCTGCGCCTACCCCGTCGGGAATGTACCCGACACCAAACGCGGCGGACTGCCAACGGGGAGCGAAAAAAATACCATTTACGAAAGGCAAACGGACGACCCTGAACGACGTATGCGGTGGGCGCCCGAACCCGACGTTCGTAGAGTGGCTAATGGGGTTCCCCATGGGGTGGACCGAATTAGAGGACTAGGAAACGCTGTAGTTCCACAAGTTGCCGAATTAGTCGGCCGGCTTGTGGTAGAACACTCAACCCACTAAATAATTGAACAGATCCAAGGCCGCGTATGGGGTTGCACTATGCCGGTATAAAACGCGGGAACGCGGGTAGAGAAACGCGCCGTATTTCATGCTCAACACGACGAACGAATGGCGTAGGGGTAAGACGTTTCGCAATGCTCTAAACGTCGTGAACCGCGACATTAAACAACGGACGGGAGCGCGGGTAGACGGCAACCGCGCGGGAGGGTTAGCCCCGTCTCAAGTTTTACCCCACACACAGCACACACACAACAGCCCACCACAAACGCCGCACACCCTCGCCGGCAGTAATACGCTAAGCAGTAAGCAACCCCCGCCAGGGGGGCGCTAGTAAAGGAACCCGACCCATGGCCAGAGAACACACCACCAACGACAAAGAGTACGCAAAGAATCGCCGGCTACTACTGGCCGATAACCCACCCTGCACCTACTGCGGACGCCTCGCCGATACTGCCGACCATATCCACCCCTACGCCCTAGGGGGCAGTAATGACATATCAAACCTGACCCCTGCCTGCCGCAGTTGTAACAGTTCCAGGGGAGCCAAACTAGGCAACCAATTACGGGCAATGAAAGCCTTAGGAAACTTGCCGGCATTGAACACGCAGAGTGAACCATTAGAGACACCTCTACCCAATACCGAACAGCCGTTCGTAGGCATAAAACCCAATAATTCCAACGAGTTTTTTTATGAAAATAAAATGAAGCC